GTACCCGCCCATGCGGGGGTAGAGGTAAGTAGCTGATAACAATACACTTACCACCATACAGAGACCCGGTACCCCCATAGCCCACACCACACACCGAGGCTCACTCTTCACTTATCCAGGTGGTTTTTACTGACCCCGTAGTTGACTGGTATGTCACCTATGCGTGGTGGTTACTGAAAATTTTTTAGAAATAACTTGACATGACCCGTGGAGTATATGGTATACTAGTTAGTGAAGGGTGCTTCGCCCAGGTGGTACGTGGTTACCGGGTGAGGTTGGTGGTTTGCAGGTACAGTGGTTTAATAGGAGTAAATATGAAGAAGAAGAACATCTACGGTAAGTGGCACAAGGTAAGGTTGTTTCTACCTGGTGACCCGGAGGAGGGTTTCTATATTGAAACCGGGAAGAGGTTCAACAAGGCGTTTATTAAGCGGCTGAACCATAAGGAGTGGAGGCTAAGTGCGTAAGCTACTAACCCCACGTAACGTGGGTGCTGCTATTGTACTGGTAGTGGTACTTATCTTTGCTGGTAGGAGTTGTGGGTTATGGGTATTTTGAGAGACGACCATGGTGACATCGACCCTGCTTGGCCGATTGCGGGTATCTGTTGGCTATTTGGTTTCGCTGTTGGTCTAGCGGTAGGTCTGAGTAGGGTAGGAGTGTACTGATGAAGTGTCCTTTGTCCGGTAGCTACGAAGGTGAGTATGTGGAGTGCGGTAAGGACGAGTGTGCTTGGTGGGTGGAGGGGATTGGTAGTACGAAGGAGGGTTGTTGTGCTGTTAAGAAGATTGCTGACACGGGGATTGCCCCGTACTATTACCCTCCTATGTATCCTTCTGAGCCTAGTCACCCCCATCCATACAGAGACACTGCGACTGGGGATAGGGTACCACGACCTGGACAGGTTACAGGCTGCGGTGGACCTGACCTTGGAGATACGAAGTGAGGTTACTCGCAATCTACAAGCGGTTTTTGGATTGTCAAAAGCACTGGTCACCGGGGGAACGGTATCGGTGTATCAGGGAGTTAATCTTGGCTGTGCTATCGGTAGGTGTAGCGTTGGGATTGGCGTTGGGCTGGGTATTGTACAGGATAGTGCCAGGGATCTAGGTAGTGGACTACTTATTCGACTTAGCGGGGAAGTTGGCTACGGCCCGGTCTCTATTGGATGGATTCACTATTCCAACGGTAAGGCCATCTTCGGGTGGGACATACCAAACCCGGGACTCGATTGTGTCACGCTTTTTTACAAAATTGCGTGGTAATGCTTGACAACCCCTGTGGAGTATATGGTATAATAGTTAATGGGAGGCAACGGTGAGTAGAGTAGTACTGTTTGTACTGAAGTGCCTACAGTTACTAGGTTTAGTTAGATTGTCGGCACCAGAGCCAGTTAAGCCCAAGCCGCCGCCTCCGCCGAGAAAACCGCTATTAGAGACCCACTGGGATAACATATCTAATAAGGATCTCTTGGTAGAGTCGATCAAGTACCAGGCTAAAACTAGGGGATTGATTTGTGATCATTGTAGGGAGTTGGTCCAGAGTAACTTTAAGATTGGACTAGAGGGTAATGGGTGGTACTGGAAGTGTCCGACCTGCTCACACCCTAATAGGATAGGATTGAAATGACGGAGAGTCTAACATTGGTGTGTGTAGCAGTCTTGAAAACTGTAGGGGATAAAACCCTTGTTGGTTCGAATCCAGCACTCTTCGCCACATATCGCATAGTGGTACCACCTTGTACATGTGAACTTTTTAGTGACTGTACACACCAGTGGAGGGCACTGAGAGAGACTTACTTCACCTGTGACAGGTGTGGTTGCCTCATACAAGTAACGGAAGGGAGCCGAACGGTCAGGAAACCGGTTGCTACCCGGTTAGGGGAAACCCCAGCAGGTTCGACTCCTGTCCCTTCCGCCAAGTGGGTTAAGCAGTGGTACGGTAGGAATAAACCAAGGCCACCAGATAACTTGGAAGAATGGAAGGAAGTTTACAGATACTTTAGTGACATAGTAGACGAACAAGAGAGGGAGGCTGATCGTGAGCGTGAATCTGGGACTACCAAAAGGAAGCGAGATCAGAAAACCGTGTCCGCTGTGGAAAGATACGCAGAGATGCACGCTAGACAAAACGAGGAGAGGGCTGTTCTGTCACGCCAAAGGTGCAACCCATCCAAGATACGTCTCGTGTCTTGGTTTCAAAGGGTACCAACGTGGCAAACTCATGGCCCTCGCTGGTAAGAAGAAGGAGAATATAGATGGCAAAACCGAAGAGAGTGGGAAAGAGAGCGGGGTCAGTGTCGGGAAAACTGAAGAGAAAACCGCCAAAGAGAGCAGCGGCGGCAAAGAAGAAAGGTAAATAGTGCCCCGGTAGCCGAATTGGAATAGGTACTGGTCTTAGAAACCAGGGTTTGTCGGTTCGACTCCGACCTGGGGCACCATAGCTCATCAAATACGGCGGCAAATACCGCCAAGGTTCGTCGCTATCGGCAGAAAAACATATCGTTGGTGTAGTGGTAACATCTGAGATTCCAAACCTCAGGACGTGGGTCCGATTCCTACACGATATGCCATAATAAAATGCCAAACGAGTATATATACATGGCATGTAGTCAAGTGCCATATGACTTACAGAAGAAAACGTGGGAGAAGCGTATGAGAGAAGTTGATTTTGCATTAATGTTCGATGTGGATGATCTCGTCCAGGGTATTACTGAGCAAGAGGCGATTGCTCTTGAGCAGGATACCGAGATCGAAGAAGTACTGATAGCGTTATTTTAATTGCGGGAGGGAGGCAAGGTGTCTCACTAGCCTCATAAGCTAGAACAGGTGGGTTCGTTTCCCACTCCCGCACCCAGGGCGAGTTTGGTGTTAATGATAGCACTTTTGGCTTCCAACCAAACGGTAGGGGTTTGAATCCCCTAACTCGCTCCATATGCTGCTATAGTTTAAGACGGAGAACGTGGCCCGTGTTTGTCAGTAGTGAGACTCCTGACAAGTGAGGGTCAAGATCCCGGTTACAGTCCGGGTGGCGGCCTGCCAAGCCAGGGTAGTGTTAATAGCAGCACGCCTCTCTTGTAAAGAGGTAGTGACCGTGCAAATCGAGTCCCTTGGCTCCAGAAACTAACAGGCCCGTAGGGGCCGATACGACCCCGGGATGAATTTAGCTGATGGTACCCGGCGAACAAAAGCCATCGGATTGTGACTGACAGGTAGCCTGGGCTGCGGCTGCAACCCGCAGGATGTGGGTGCAATTCCCACCAGTCACTCCATGGGGTGCAAAGCGTTAACCTGCTGACCACAGGCCATAGGAGCGTTTATGTAGGGTATGGTCCTACCCCTCGCCCCGCCATGGGTAGGTAGTTCAGTAGTAGATCACCGCACTGTGAATGCGGAGACTCAGGTGCAACTCCTGACCTTCCCTCCATAGACATAATGCCCTGACGGCTACTTGGTAGGGCCACTACCGACTGCTATCGGGGATACCGCCCGACGGGGTGACCGAGATGGCGCAAGAGGAGGGCACTCGGTATAAACAAATGTCTCTCCGACGTGGCCCTGTAGTGTTAACGGGAGCATATCTGTTTTGCACGCAGAAGGTGAGGGTTCGATTCCCTCCAGGCCCACCAAGCCCTTGTACGCTAACTGGCAAAGCGACTGGTTTCAAAAGCCAGTGTTTGTAGGCTCGACTCCTACCAAGGGTACCACCGTTCACTATTTGTGTTTGTTCACGTTTCATGAACAATACAAGTTATTGTACAAAGCCGGTATAGTTCAGTGGTAGAACACCGGCCTTTTAAGTCGGTTACTCGGGTCCGATTCCCGGTGCCGGTACCAAAGAAAATAAATGGCATTTAGGGATAGAGAGGCCGCAAGGCTCTACATGAAGGAGTACAGGGCCAAGTCTGACAAGTGGAAAGAACGCCACAGGGAGAGACAGCGTGAGCGCAGGAAGGCCATGCGGAAGTGGTATCGGGCCTACAAGGCCACTCTCGAGTGTGGCGTGTGCGGAGAGAATCATCCGGCTTGTCTTGACTTTCATCATTTGGAAGATAAAAATATAGAGGTGAGTAGGTGTTTGCAACATGGATGGTCTGTGGAGCGGACATTGAAAGAGATAGAAAAGTGCAGTATCCTGTGCGCCAATTGTCACAGGAAGTTGCACTATGGGCTCGATTAACTCAGCGGAAGAGTGTCTGTTTTACACGCAGATGGGCGGAGGTTCGAATCCTTCATCGAGCACCACTGAGATATAGCTTAACGGTAGAGCGCGAAGCTGTTAACTTCGGAGGTCTTGGTTCAAATCCAGGTATCTCAGCCAAAGCTCCTGTAGTCTAATGGATAGGCAACTGGCTTCTAACCAGTACCAATGCAGGTTCGAGTCCTGTCAGGAGTTCCAGCAGGTATAGTCTAACGGACAGGCACCCGGCTTCGAACCGGGCTATATGGGGGTTCGAGTCCCTTTACCTGCTCCATGCTCATGTCGTCCAACAGCAGGACGCCCGGCTGATGACCGGGAAATGCTGGTGCAAATCCAGCCGTGAGTACCATGCTAACGTAACTCAGACAGTAGAGTGCTCGGTTGAAGGCCGAGAGGTCGTGGGTGCAATTCCTACCGTTAGCACAATTGGGTATAGATCCCGGGGTGGGAGCGGCGGTTTGGAACCGTTGAAAGGTCAGTTCGACTCTGACATACCCAACCATGGATAGGCTGTGAATGGTGACACGCGCAGGTTGTAACCCTGTGGTCGCAAGACCCTGGTGGTTCGACTCCACCCCTATCCACCATTGCCCTCGGGGTGGCTGGTGTGACCGGCAGGCTTTGACCCTGTTTAGCTTGATTCGATTTCAAGGGGGGTAGCCACGTTCCCTTCGTCCAACGGTAGGACGTCACTCTCATAAGGTGGTTATGTAGGTTCGAATCCTTCAGGGAACACCATACTGCTGAAGGCGAAGTGGTCGAGCCAACTGGCTTTCTACCAGTTCATTAGCGAGTTCGAGTCTCGTCGGCAGTACCAACTTTACTCGTTGTCAAGCTATATATTGACATAAGTCGCTGAAAGTAAAGGTTTTACTTGACAACCCCCGTTGGTAGTGTGGTATAATAATAGTGGGAGACAACGTGGAGTCATATGTTCAGACATGCTATAAGTGCGGTGGAGTCTTTAGTTGGATCTGGCCGGGTGAACCCAATTCCGAGCCTGCCGTCTGCCCCTACTGTGGGGCGGAGAACTGCCATCATCAGGGACACACTGTTAATCGCTATAACCGATTTAAAAATCATCTCGGGTACCAGACAAGAGCCCGTCGAAGAGCAGGGGTGGGACTACCATCCGTCTGTTGGGCCTTACCTGAGGGACATGCAGTGCCCAGCGGAGTTCACCCCAAGGGCGATAAGACTTGACCCATAGCGGAGTTATCGTATAACGGTATTATACCCGGCTGTCTACCGGAAGATCGGGGTTCGACACCCCGTGGCTTCGCCAATATATTTTGCCAGAACCAGAGAATAAAAAACTAGCCAAGACCAAACATGGGTATGATGGGTTCAAGGGAGCCCTTAATGTCGACCTGACTCATCTCATAGACGGGAAACCCCTGTATGATGAGCTATCGAAACATGTCAAGGCGACGCTAGACCAGGAAATACGGAACCAGGCCCCCCGCCTGAAGAAGATCAAGGATTGGGAGGACAACTACTCAGGTGTCCGAGCCCCAAAAGATTACCCCTGGCCAAACTCGGCCAACGTTTGTGTACCCCTAACCCGCTCTGATACCGACGCCGTACACGTGCGTCTAGTTGACGCTATCTTCAATAAGCGTAAACTGTGGATGATCCGCGCCCTCAAGCCCGAGTTCGTCGGAATTGACAGAGAACTCGAAGATGCACTCGACTGGTTCCAGTTAAATATGCTTGACCTCAAGGAAAAGTTACAGTCACCACTGATTCAGTGTATCAAGACTGGTACCGGGATGCTGAAAATTGGATGGCAATCCAAGAAGAAGGCTCACTATCGGTACGCAAAACCAGACGAGTTGGCCAATAAAGAGATCCCCAAGTTCCCTCTGCCTGGCACAAAGCGTAAGGGTGTGTTGGTTGTACAGACTCTGTATGAAGGACCACAGGTCTATTCGATTCCACGTGAAGATTGGGTCTGTTCTTCTGACGCCACATGTATTGAAGACGCATATTTGTGCGGTTTCAAGACCCCAGTCCGCCTCCCACAGATTGAGCTGCGTGCCAAGCAGGGGCTCTATGATAAGGAGCGGTCAAAGACTATCCAAACTGGTGGTCAGGTACCTGATGAGGTAAAGGAAGGCCGGGTTGCGCGGCAGGGTAAGGAAACCAACTATACGGTTGACGAATCAAAGCCCATTGACATCTGGGAAATCTGGATGCAGTACGATGTCGATGGTGACGGAGAGCCCGATGACATCGTTATCACCATGCATCGAGAGACGGGGACCATTCTCAGATGCGTATACAACCCAATGTTCCTTGGATTTCGGCCTTTTGTTCCCCTGGTGTTTTACCCACAAGAGTATTCAGTTGATGGAGAGGGAATTGCTGAGATACTGGAGAAGATTCAGTACGAACTCGATGCCCTCCACAACCAGCGACTTGATAGAATTACTCAAATCAACTCACCAGTCCTATTTGTCAGGTCAGGCAGCAACCTCGAGAAGCTCGACCAGCTCGAACCCGGGAAAATCTATGTTGTTGACGATGATCTGGAGCAGGCTGTACGAGAGTTTAGGTACTCTGATACAACTTTCTCAACTTATGCAGAAGAGGACCGGCTCCTTGGCATGGGCGACAGGGCAGTGGGAATCACGCCTAACACTTTGGGCATCAACTCTGCTGAACGACCGGTCGCCAAGGACACCTTTGCCAACATTCAAGAGGCAAATAAGAAGTTCCAGTTCGGAATAGACAATCTCCGCAAGAGAATTGCTGACTTGGGCTATATGTTGCTCGAGTTCTTCGCACAGTACCAACCTGAGTACTCATATGTTAAGGGAGAGGGTAAGGAACTTGAGACAGTCAACGTAGGATTCCCGACTGAGTACCTGAGAGACGGTCTAAACGTCCAGTTGTACTCGTCATCCGAGTTGATGAACCAAGAAACACGCAGAGAGATCCATCTGACGCTGTACACACTACTCTCTGACTACTATTCGAAGACCGCTGGGATGGTTCAGGCGATAATTGATCCTGAAATGCCGTCCGAGTTCAAGAAATACATGATGAGCATCGTGAAGAAGGGTGACAGACGCATAGAACTCATCATGAAAGAGTTTGACCAAGTAGACTCTACGGAATACACCGTAAATCTGGAGGAGACCATCGACACTGAGAAGGCAATTGCCAATTCTGTCGACCTCCGGGAGGAAGAGGAGCCTGATGACGAGTCACCCGACTCTGATCAGCCACCAACCGCTAATGCGGAGGAGGTTGATGTGCAGGGACCACCTCAAATGCCACCAGATGAGCGAACGCCACCGCCAGGAGGGCTAATTGGAGCAGCAGGACAACCCGTTACTGCTTAGAATCAAGCAGGAAGCGAAGATATTCAAGGAAATGCTTATATACCAGGAGATCATGTCCTGGACGGACAGTAAGATTAAGTCTTTTCAAACAGATTGTGAAAAGACTTCCCTGGGAACGCCAGAGGGTGCAGCAAGGCTCTCTCACCAACAGGGAAGGCTCGCTCAGGCGAGGAAATTCAAAGATATCATCACGCAACTGACGGAAACTGGAGTAATTAAGGACTCTTAATCCCAGTGTCAGCACGATGGAGGAAGAATGCCGATTATTCATGAAGGCAGTTCCGGACAAGCCCCCGGGGCCCCGGCTGTCAAGAAAGATGAGGCTCCGAAGGCCCCCACGTATGATGGACCTAACGAGGAGTTCAAGGGGAAGACCTTCGAAGACATCATCAAGATCACACATGATAGTCGCAAGACTATCGGAACACAAGGCTCTGAGCTTGGGCGGCTCAGAGAGATTAACGCAACCCTCGAACGTGTCGGTAGAGAGCGTCCTCCGGTTGTGGTGCCCGAACCCGTCCCTGCCCCAGTAACAGAGGACTTACTTGAGGGGTTAGAGGACGATCAGTTCGTAAATGCCGCTATCGTTCGCAAGCTACTGAAACAAGCCGAGGAGAACACCCAGGCCGCGACTAGTTCAGATAAGTACAAGACTCTGAAAACCCAAGCCGCCGCCGCCCATGAGGTTGGGTACAAAAAAGCCGTCGAGACAGGTGGAGATTTGTTTACACCTGAGATTCTGGCAGATGCCCAGAAAATAATCGTCGATCAGTACGCACCCCACCTGAGTCAGGGGCTGGATATTTCACCATATCTACGCGACCCTGAAGTATGGCAACGAGCAGCCCTGGCTGCCCATTTCAATAAGGGCAACAAAGATGTTCTCGTTAAGTACATGGACAAGCGGAGTGAAGGGCCAGAGCCAGGTGCGAATCAAGATCCCGTGGCTCCTTTCGCAGGCGAGGTTCCTGCGGGGCATGCGAAAAACCTCAACCCGCCTACAGGTGAGATAGTCCTGTCAGAACGGGACCAATACACCAGAAAAATGTTTGGTTGGACGGAGGAAGAGGCTAAAGAAAAGTTGGTCAAAGAGCAAGAGCGTAAGGCCAGGGAGGGATATTAAATGCCTACACACCTTGGAGACATTCGAGTTCTAGACCTAAGACTTTCCATTCTGGATGACGGAGACGTCACCCCCCTTCGCACGGCCTATGGAGAGGCAGTAGTTAAGTACCGAACGATACTGAAGACTGACCCAAAAGCAGCAGAGAAGTTTAAAGAGATGGTTGAAGAGAAGAAGGAAGAGCTGCAAAAAGCAGAAGAGGGCCTTCGCGGCCTGCTTAATGAATGCCGAAAAACCGGAGTGTTCAAGTTCAAGGTCAAGAGATATATTGACTATTCGGGCAACGTAACATTTCCAGAGTATGCCTTCGAGTGGGTACGGTACTCTAGGACCAATGACTATAGAGAGTTCCAAACCTACCAGGCGAACCACTGGACCAAGGTTACTCCCGATGGCGATTATTGGCCAGAGGGCATAGCCCCCGATCCGGAAGGCGAGTTCAGATTCGGAGACGCAATACTCCTGAAACAGGATCTGAGGCGACACCTCGTTAAGAAACAAGAGGACAAGCTACTTGCTGACCGGGCTGGAAAAGGCGAGATGGACAAATTCCGCTCCAGGGTCGAGCGTGAAGGAGGGGTCGTACCTGACGAGGATATCGAAAGATTGACTAAAATGGTCAGAATGACCTAGCCTTACATACGTTAGCCAAACACCAAATTCAAATTCAAGAGGAAAAATTATGGGATTTCAACTAGTAGAAGGAAATCCTTCGGTTGTTTACATCGGTGAGCACACAACTCACGGATCGTTTGCCGCTGGTGACCCGGTGAAAGTGGAGACCACTGGTCTTCTGAAAATCGCCTCGTCATCTGCCGCTATATTTGGTATCGCCCAAGGGCCATATACCGCTACGGCAGGCACGCCGATCCCGGTTATCGTGCTGACCCCAGACCTAGTCTGGGCCATCGAAACTGACTCAGCCACTACACCTGCAATCACTCATCTCGGTATCGCATATGATTTGACAATCAGTGCCGGTGCCACGGTCCTTAACCTGGCCGGGGGTGAGTCAACAGAGAAGTTCATTGTCATGGAACTAGATGGACGCGACACAGCAGCCGCTGGTACGAGAGTACTGGTACGGGCATCTGTTGCAGTATCTGACGCCATGGGGAATGTGACATAAAATGGCTAACGTAAATTCAATCGTAAGGACACAATTCGACACCACTTCCAACAAGGACCTGCTGAATGTAGGTCTGAGAGAACTCTTTGATACAACCCAAAGAGAAGCTCTGGTCGAGTACCCGCAGTTCGTTAATGACTTGACTACAAATGAGTACGACGAACGCGATCAGCAACTCGCTGGTCTGGGGCTCGCACCGTCCGTTGGAGAGGGTGCCAACATCAAGCTACAGTCACCTGTGCTTGGTGGAGCCGTAACATACACGCAAGCCGGATGGGGAACTGGGTTCCGTATCACACACAAGATGGATCACTTTAACAAGTACTCCCTCTACAAACGATGGTCGGGAGACCTCGGGCGAGTGATGGCGGAAACAAAGGACATCGAGATCATGCGGATGTTCAACAACCCGACTTCATCTACCTATCAAGGTACAGGCTTCGATACCCAGGTAATGGCCTACGCCACTCATACTGGCCTAGCGTCCGGAACCGGGGATAACTATAGCAACTACCTGAACCAAGGTCTCTCAATCTCGGCTCTGGAGTCAATGAGGTATTACTTCAAGACTCTGATCGATGACATGGGGCTACCCGTTGGTTCGAAGGCTACACAGCTCGTTGTCGAGCCTACTCTCTATATCACGGCCAAAGAAATTCTTGGCTCTGATGGAAAGTCGGGTGAGATGAGCAACACTATGAACGTGTTGAAAGAGCTTGGTCTTCAGATCATCGAGTCGGTTCGTCTGACATCAACAACGTCATGGTTCGCCCAAGCGAAGGGAGACAGGCTGTTCGACATCAACGTCTTCACGTCGATGGCACCTATCTTCGTAGTTAAGGACGCTCCTGACAACACGTTGGACAAAGTTGTTATTTCACTACAGTACTTCACGTACGGATTCGGTGACCCACGTACCTACTACTGTGGTAACACTTAAGGAGGACTATGATGAGTGGAACTCCTGATATGCTAACTCACCTGGGTGGTTGCCCCGTAGGTATGGGGCGATATTCCAGCCCGTGGGCTACCCACTATTTCGTTGATGGGGTTGATGGCAATGCTGGTTATGACGCTACGGCTCCTGACCGGGCCGTGGATACCGTACAGGCCGCAATTACCCTGGCAAGTGCCGGGGATGTCATCTATATTCGCCCAAAAACTTACATCGTAGGAACGGGGGCGGGTAGGTATGACGAGGCACTAACTGTCGGATTGACCCAATCGGATCTCTCCATTATTGGCGTAAGAAATTACAACAATACTGAGTTTGGGGTTCGGTTGTATGAGGCCGATGCAAGTTATGTGATGACCTCGTCTGCTCCAACGCTTCACCTAGAGAACCTGGCCTTCTTCGCTAACACCTCGGCCTATGGTGGTCTTATCGCACAGAGTAACGGTGGTACGGCCACACAGAGAAACGATGGGCTTACCATTGTGAACTGTAACTTTAAGGGCGGAACAACGAATAAGGGAGTCATGATCCAAGGT